TTAATTTTTGTTTAATTTTTAATCTACCCATTCTCCAGTAGGAAGTTCGTCGTCTGTCATTAGTGTTATAAAATCTTCAACTGATGTTACATCTGTTGACCATCCTTGGTTGCTGTTTTCTGTTTCAACACTTGCTTCTATACCATCCCAGTGGTATTCGTTTTCATCATCTGTAACATTTATCATGTCATATTCTAAACGAGCGTCATATCCGTCTGATGTCAGTGTTTTCAAAGCTTTCTTTAAGTTTACTTTAGCTTCGTTTAATGTTGAAGTAAATGATTCGAAGAATTGTAAATCAGTAGATACTAATGAATATTCATTCTCGTCATCATTAACTCCCTGTAATTCAACAGTTTCTTCTTTTTTATTGAATCCTGTTATTTTGAATTCAGTACCTTTGTTTAATGAGATACCGTCAACATCATTAGTTAAATCATATAAAGAATATTCTAATCCGTTATCATTAACTTTAGAAGTTATCGTGTCTCCTTTTTTAAACTTAGATGCTTCGCTGATGTTTGCAACGAATGCTTCAAATAATTTTACGTGTTTCATAATTTTAATTTTAATTTAATTTAATTTTTGTTATTTTAATGCGGCAATAAAATCAACAGCTTCTTGAAAATCCAACCATTCAGCTGAATCTGTAGAATCTAATTCTATTTCCATATCTTCGAAATCATCTGTAGATATTCCCCCAACTTCCTCAGCATATTCATCTTTCCATATAAGATATTGATCGTTATATACCATGATGTCTCCTTCTTCATGTTTTACTGTATATGGGTCACCATCTGGCGCAGTGAACGTTATAGCTCCTTTAGAACCTTTCTTTAACTTGGTAATGTTAGTAAGCTCTTTTAATGCGTCAAACAATTTCTTGAATTCTGCCGGACTTACTTTTTTAGCTTCGCTTAGGGTTGAAGTAAAAGCTTCGAATAGTTTTATATGTTTCATAATTGTTTTGTTTAGGATACATCCATAACATCGTCATAATCACACACGATGCCTTTTTTTCTTAATTGTTTACAAATAACTTCTAATTCTTCTTCTTCGTATCTAAAAGGTACTTCGTCTTTGATCTTAATTGATTTCAAAAAAGAATTGATCTCGTCTAATCCAAATTTTACTTTCTTGTTTACGTTTGCAGTTTTAGCTACATCGTATAAGCTTGCTCCATAAAACTTACCGTTCTGTTCTATATAAGAAAAGTTAATTCCTTTTACTTTAAATGGTTCGTTTTGAGAAGATATTGCCTTTGCTTCATCAATTCCTGAATCTGATCCGTAATGCGCAGTGTATTCTTCTCTTGTCATTCCAAGTTTATGAGCTTGCATTCCTACAAAATCATTTTCATGGTAAATTGTTTCAGTATACTCTTCAAATAGTTTTATATGTTTCATATGTAAATATAATAAAAAAAATTGACCCGGTAAAATCCAGGGCAATCTTTTTTTAATTTTTTTTATTCAGACTTTAAAAGTCCACAATTATTACATTGAGAAGTTCCGTCTTTATCGATTTGCTTCCAATCATGATTCTTACCTTCTTTGCATGGTATTTCATCGATCTTTTCGTCTAGTTCAACTGATTCTCCTAAAGATGATGTTAACATTCCGACAGCAGCTCCGTAATCTCCGTCTACTTTTGATAATATACCATCAATAACATCGTTTGCTTTATCTTCGTCGAAATCATCTCCGAATGCTTTCTTCAATATAGTTGTTGCATATTCTTTAAATTCTTCATCAGACGTAACTTCTGCTTCATTAACTACAGATTCTTTAATACCTAATTCTTTTAAAGATTTAATGTAAGTTCCAGCTTCTTCTTCATCTTCGCCTGGGGTTGCTAATAATCCAGCAGCTATTAATCTTTTGTATATTTCATTTTGAACTAAATCAAATGATATAGAGTTACTCATACTTTCCCAAGTACTTCCTACGTATTCAGGGTCTATCCATCCATAACCCTTTTTGATTTCCTTAATCATGTCGGCTAAATCTTTTTCAAATATAGTAACAGCTTCATTAATTAAAGATTCTGTAACGTATTCAGAAAATGACTGTTCAACATCACTCTGGACTCCTCCCCAGTCTATATTTCCTTCTCCGCCGTCTTGATCTGCAAATGATGATAAGAACTCAGTCGCAGCATCTTCTAATTTATTTGCTTTTAATAATTTTACTATTTCTTTCATGTCGGGATCTCCATACATTCTTTCATCCTCCATCATATCTGTTAAATATATGATGTCCTTTTTAAGTTTAGCTAAAACAACTGCTCCTTCATTAACCTCTTCAATAACTTTAGATTCTTCAATGTATTCAGCTAAATCAGCGTCGTCCCATCCGTCTTCACTTGATAGAACTGCAACTAAATCTTTTCTTTTTCCTTTAAGTTCAATTTCAGGAAATCCAGAAGGACCTTCCATATCTAGAATTTCCATTGTAACTTTATTCTTCTTTAATAACTTTGCGAGATCTTTTGATTTAGGATCAGTTGCATCCATTACTACTGTTGCTTCTTCAACTGATACTGATTCAAATGCTTTAACTAATCCAGTTTCACCATAAATATCTGCCATCATCCATTTACCAATTCTTTCATCGTAAAGATATGCGTATTCAGCGCCAGATTCATCAGCGATACTTTTTAAATAATTCTTAATTTTACTTATAGTTCCTGTTGTTTCCTCAAAATCATCGTTATAGAAATTCATTTTGTCAGGTGTTGCTTCTAATCCAGAATTAGCTCCCCCACTAATTACAGCATCTACTGCTTTAACGTTTTTATAACCCTTTTTAATCAATGGTAATACGTTATCAGGATATGAATCATAATGAGTATATACTGATGTGATATTTCCTTTTTTATCTATTTTACCGAATTGACCTCTAGTTCCTTCATTAAGTACTGTAGATTCATTAACAGTCACAGGGTAAGTTTTACCATTAAATTCAAATTCTTCTAAATCTTCTTCAATAGCTTTAGCCCTTGCTCCTAGAAATGCATTACGCTCTTCTAATTTAGTATCTTCTTCGATCTCTTCTTCAGGTTCATCAGATACAAGCGGCTGGTCTACTACATCGACATCAATAACGTCTTCTTCTTTAACATCTCCGAATAATTCCTTGATAATTGCTGATTTTTGATCTTCTTCTAATCCTTCTAATGAAGTGATTTCCATTGAATCTAATATAGATGCAATCTTTGTAGATAATTCTGTTCTTTTAATATTGTTTTCTTCTTCTAATTTAGCCGCTGATTCAGTTGCTATTATATCAGAGAACGATTTAAAAGATTTTATTTTGTTCATTTCTGCCATTTTAAATAAATTTATTTATGTTTTACATGTGTATTATATATCTCATTCAAAAGAGACTCTTTTAATATTATAATCAAACTTCTCTTGTTTGTATATTGCTTGCCTTGCTTTACCGTGTTTCCATAGATAATTATCCCACTCCTGTGTTCTTATATTATCAACGAAATCAATTATTAAAACCTTGTCCTTAGACTCATGTTGCCTTAAACCACGTCCAATAGATTGTCTTATTATTACCTCCGATTTAAACGATTCCGTAAAGAAGATACTGTGGATCTTCTTAATCGAGATACCTGTTGAAAACGTACCGTAACTGGCAACAATAACGACTTCGTCGCCGGCTTCCATTTTTTTCTTATATTCTTCCCTAATATCTTTATCAGTTCCACCATCAACATAAAAAACTCGCTTGTCGCTCTCTTGTCTAAGTTTTTCATATAACCTCTTACCATGCTCAATCCTGTGGAAAAGTACAAGGGAATTGCGCGGTACTCTGGCAATAACGCTTGAAATAAAGTCGAGGCGAGCGTCACTAGTGATGACGAAATGTTGTTCCAATTGAAATACATCCTTACTTTCATATTTGTTTTGTGCTAATTCTTGAAAAGCTAGTCTCTGTGAATCAGTTGCATAATTCATCTCAATTACTTTAACGAAACATTTAGCAATATGTCCCTGTTCCTGTAAAAAACTTGCTTTAACTTCACTAATTACTGGGCCAGTTTGACTCATTAGTGTTAATTTATCTAATGTACCATCTTTTGGGATTGTACCTGATAAACCGAATTTATATTGTGCATTAGTACACTTTTGTAGAATAGTCTTAATTGAAGCACTTTTCGCTTTGTGAGTCTCATCGACTAATACTGCGTCAAATTGTTCAAAATACTCAGCGTTCTTTTTCGTAAGAGACTGATATGTTCCAATAATAATATTCTTATTTGATTTGATTTTTTGTCCTGCAAAGATCTGTTGAATCTTTAATGGAATTCTATTCATATAATTATAGTCATGAAAATCCTCATGAGCTTGCAATACTAAAGAAACATTAGGTACGATCATTAGGATCTTTTCTGCCTTTCCTTTCTCTAACATGTATGCTATTGTTAGGAAACTAATAAGTGTCTTACCAGCTGACGTAGCGAGTTCCGCTAGACACTTTCTAAATTTAAGTATATTATATGCTGTTTCTATTTGATAATCACGTGGAGTGATCTCTGCACCTTTGAAGAAATCCATTGCCCATTCTTCAAACTTTTCTGCATTTATGTTTGGATCGATTAAACGTTTTATTCCGTGTATCTCGATCTCTAAGTTGTAATCTTTACAAACTTGAAGAACATATCTCCATAAGCCTGCTGGAATCCATTTGTCGTCTTTAATATAAGAGACATAACCATCCCACACCCCTCGCTTTACTAACGGATTAAATCTCCAGCTGTCGATACGTTTCGTCAGGGAGATTGTAATCTGTTCTAATTCAAGTTCAGTAGCGTCATCAATTCTTAAAAATTGATTATCCTCTGTTAATGTTAGTACCAAATGTCATGTTACTATTTTTATATTCTTGTCATATCAAGGCGATTCTTTATTGCAAAGCCCATATTGTCAAGAGTTTTAACAGATGCTTCAAAGAAGCTTTTCTGTGTTTCTAAAAGTTCTAAAAACTCATTATCTAATGATAAGTCTGCTTGTAGAAATTTCTCACGTTGTTTATCTGTTAATTTATAATCGTAATTGTAATATTCGATCCACTTTTGTTTATACTTCTGATCAACTGAAGTTTTTTGAGCGCGAATTCTAATAGACATTGATGCAAGTAATTCAACTAATATTTGTCTATAGCTTAATGTATATGAGCTTACTTCTTCAAGATTATTACCTAGCTTTAAATCATGGGTCAATTCTCTTATCTTTTCAGTCCATTCTGTTCGCTGCTTAGCTAAATATTCATCTATCTTAATTATTTTATCTTTCAAATCTGCCATTTTTTAATCTTCTTTAAAAAAGTTGATTTTTATTATTATTCTTATTATGCGTCTTTATGTAGATACTTGTATTAAGTTTCTTTTTAAATTTAGGTTCCAATATATTTATATCTTTTTCATTATAATCTACAATTGAACTCTTAAAACTAAGAAGTTGCTTAAGGTTTTTTCTACGGTCACGATCTTGTTCAAATTCTTCGAACTCTTCATCGATCATATCTATTATATCTATTTTTGTCATAGGTAAAATGCATCAAGTTTTGAATTACTAAAATACTTAGAGAGATCTTTAATACAACCATCTTTTAAGTAATAAGCAATTCTGACTAAATCATTCAAGTCACCTAGTTCTTTAGGATATTTATCTCTATTTTCTTTGTCAATAGATTCTAGATACTTTTCCCATCTTACATCTAATTTAGTTTCATTAAAAAACTTACCCCACATAAAGATTTCCTTTCCTCTTCTTAATTTCTCCATCATCTTCTTTTTACCAGTGGTATCATTATCAAACATATAACGTATTGTAGGAATTTCATCAAATTCCTCAGTAGATCTCCCGGCCGTTGCTAGTCCAATACTGTTTTGCATAAACATCGCATCAATAGGTCCCTCAAACATAGTTACTTGTCTTTGTAAATCAACACGTAAAATACCAAACAATGTTGATATTTTCTTAAGACTTATTAATTCCTCAATAGAAACTCCAATATCTTTTTTCATCTCTTGATATATTTTCTCAATATCGTAAGTTAAATATCTTGCGCTTTTATATTTTGAAAGAGCTCTTGTTTGAAATCCAATAACTTTATTATTAGGGGCAACATTGAGAACTACCATTCTTTTATCCTTAGGAGAATACATGAAGTTTTCAAGTTTGTGTGATAACATTCTACCTCGTAGATAAAAGTAACCTGGATCTCCAGTTTCTATTTCTTTGAATCCGAAATATTTTATGAGATCTTCTCGAGTAGGTGCTAAGTCATATATCTTTTTAAATACGTCGTGCTCTAATACCTCAACTGATTCTGCTGAAATCTTATGCTCTTGTATAAAATCAATAACTTTAATAGAATCTTCACGGTCTTTAAAACCGACATGATGATCTTTCAATAAACTATAGACATCGCCATGTTGGCTACAGTTGAAGCAGTGGAATTGTAAACTATCCCAGTATATACTTCCTCTTTTTTTGTAAGTATCTGTAAAACTATCACCGCAATAAGGGCATGCCAGACTCAAACGGCCTGGCATTTCCTTAAGCATTCTTTTATTAGGGTCAGTATGTTGCGTCGTTACGACTTGCTTTACTAGACTTCTAATTTTAGATTTTAATGATTCGTCTATCTTAGATATCAAGGTCATTCAAGAAAGAATCTAGATCGTCGCTGCTATCCGCTGAAGCTGCTGGCGATGGATTAGTATCTATTTCTGTATCTGTGCTTCCAACTGCTTCTGCTACTTTAGCTTTCTGCTTCGGTGCTGGTTTTGCTTTAGGTTTTGAAATAACTGCGTCCATTGAACTACCTGGATTTAAGTATTGTCTTAATATACCGTTAACAAAGTCTCTTGCGTCTCCATCCCATGCTTTATATTCATAAGGCTCTAATGATGGTGCTGCTTCTAATTCAGCTTTAATAACTGTCATAGATTCTTTGTTTCTTTCTGCTGGTTCTCCTTCTACTGAAATTGCTGAGCGACTTGCTGAGAATTTAGATTTATCGTAGTTGTTATATTCACCTTGTCTTGTAATGATTAACTCAAAGTTTTTACCTTCGAATAAATCGAATACTTGAGTTGGTTCACCAAATGCAGGTTTTAATTCCTCATCGATCTTTTCTTTGATCTTGTAACCGAACTTATATACCATATATTGGCCTTCCATTGCTGTGTTTTGAGGATCTTTAACTACTTTAATAAGTGCGTAGTATTGTTCACGTCTTTTTAATTTCTCACTCATTTTACGGTCTACTGCTGAATCACTATTACGTAATTTGAAGAAAGATTCCGCAATTGGGCAAGTTTCTCCAACAGAGCTAGGTGAATCGACTAATCGACCATTACCTGATGCATCTGTTAACCAGTGTACATATTTTTTAACTAATGAGTTACGTGGATTTGCTGGATTAGGAACAAAACGTATTAATGCTTTGTATGTCCCATCTTTACCTTGGTCTGCACTAGGTTTATAGATTACATCCGTTTTTGCTTGTTGTTCGTGTGTGTCGACGTCTGAGACGCCTAAATTGAAAATGTCAAATTCTGCCATGTCTTTAATTCTTTTAATTTGTTAATTCGTTAAACTTTAAATTCTTTGATCGTTAATTCTTTCGGTACCTTTAATAAACTTTCATGGTTTATACTTGAAAACTATTAAAAGTTTCAAATATATTCAAACTATATATCAAATTTATATATAGATCCTTTTTCGTCAACGAAGTCTTTACCATCGTCTGATATACTAAGCCCAGCTTTCTTTAATATCTCTAAGCTTTCTTTTTTTGTTATTCGGTTTGTTGAGACCATTAAGTCTAAAGTACTTTTTAAGTTCATAAGTTCATATGGGGATATCTCTTCGTTATACATTATTATTTATTATTAAATTTATTTAGATGGTTATGAAACTTTCCAGCCAGATGACAGTATAAGTTAAGTCTTTAAGTCTGAAAGTTAAATCTGGTCCAAGGACTGAACGTAAGAGTTCAAGAAATATGCATCGACTAAATCATCAAAGGGCTTTGGAATCTTAGTTGTTTCGCCGATTTCATTAACACAAAAAAGAAGGAAGTCAGAGGCTCTAACAATCTCATCAGTTCCAGTTCCGCCTTCAATAAAGACTTTCCATAACTGAGACTTATTCATGTTACCTTTTCCAGCATGCTTTTTGATAGTTGAAGGTGCAACAGTTTCTATTGTTATTGGATTAAACTCTTCAAGAATCTTTAGTTTAAGGATTGCAGCGCCTGCTGCCATATCAATAATGTTATTAGTTCCTTGTTTAGATCCAAACGAAGTTCCTTCAAAAGCAAAAACAAATTGAGTTTCTCCTTTAGTATGTTCTTTAATAATATTTATGATATCGTTCGCAGAAGTGATATATCTATTGATCTTACCTAATTCAACTGAAGAATAAGCGCCAACATTAGTGAAATCTGGTTGTTCTTTTAAAGTAACATCAGATAATAGACTCAAATCTTCTTGAGTCCTTTGATCTTTTTTAGTTCCGGATTTTGGTTTTAAATAAGATATGAAATGATATTTGTCTTTAAATATACAAATACCTGGTGAATTTAGTGAAAAATCAATTGTAACGTAAGTCATTTATAGAGCTTTACCGATAGCAGAACCTAAAGCAGCTCCAACTAATCGTGAGGTTAACATATCATAAAATATACCTTTTTGAATACCCATTACTTTAGCAACAGTTTTACCAATGGTTTTACCAAGAGCGAATCCTGTTAAACCTCCGAATATAGAACCAAACATACCTTCATTTGTCATTTCAGTATTAAGTCTTTCTATATTAAAAGTTCCGTCTTCGTTCTTGTATTCCTTTGCAAATTCTTCTAAAGCAGCATCTACCTTTTCCTCAAGCTCATCAGTCCACTCAGTCTGTAATGACTCTTGTAAAACCTGAAGCTCTTCATTAGTGATATCTGCATCTTCCATGTAATCTAAAAATGTTTTCATATAGTATATATCTTAATCTATTTCTAATACTAAATTAAACTTGTTATAATAAAAGTTTAATGTAAACGTATTAAATTCTGCAATGTTAGAACTCATGTTAAGTTCTAGTTCAGTTATTGAATTCATTATTGGTTTCTCAAAAACAGCACTCATTATATGAATACCCTCAGCATCCATTATTTGAAGCTTAAGATCTTCTAGAAATGGCTTCCTGTTTGTTTTTGAATAATAATACAAAAGAGTATCTTGCATTATCCAATAGTTAATATAACCGTCTAATAATTGCATTTCAACTGTAAATTGTCTTTCAATTGTATTTTGTATTGGTATTGAACCTCTATGATACGTTGTAGTTCCATCATTAGGTGCTTGTTCAATAGGATCAAAGCTAATCCCAGGAACTGACATGCCCTGTATTGAATAATTTACAAAATCAATAGGTTCTGTCATTAAACTACCTGGCATTCTATTCAAGTACTTCTTGTATTTATCAGCTACTTCAGTTGGGATAAAATTACGAGGGAACTTAAAATTGAATAAGTTATTTCTGCTATTTAGTATCATTATATAATGTTTACTTTACCGTGATATAATAAAGACTCAGTTACACCATTCTTTAAATTAATGTAAAATTTATCTTGATTAACATTTGTGTCTTTTTGATCGAATCTTGTTGCAATGCTTTTTGTTACTTTGAAGATTACTTCACCTTTCCCTAAATCAACATCAGGAAAATTAGGATCATGGTGTATTTGTTGCTCTATCGTTCCACTCTTAATAATAAGAATTATATCTTCTGCATTTACCAAACTAATAGATTCTAAATTATCTCCTTTAGGTTTTGCAATACTGAATTTAATAAAGTTATCAGAAACTTTAGAAAGAGATACTACAGCCTCTCCCTCTGGTTTATATTTTATCTCATTAGTTGCAATTGAATCAGTACCGTCTAACGTTACATTAGTTGAACCTGCTAAAATACCATAAGTATCTAATGCAACTGGAACATATTTAGTTTCTCCAACAGATGGTCTTATTGAATTTACAAATTGATTTAATTCCCTGTTAACTTGAGTGTTCGTCATTTTATTATAAACCACTGTTGGTGAATAATTACCACTCAGGTTTATTTGTGTCATTCTCTTTCCGTATTTCTTAGGTTTATTATAAACTAAAGTCGCTACTTTTAATATTTGAGTATTGTCCGTTTCATTATAGATTCTCATATTTACTCTAAGCAAAAAACTACTAGCTGCGCCTGCATTTAAAATAACTGGTCTATATATTATAGGTTCGTCATAATTTGCAACTTGTGAAAAGCTAGTTCTATATGTGTTTATATAATTTAATCCTAATTGTTCACTAAGTTCAATATCATAAAATACTGTAATATCATCAGAAGATTCCGCGATCCTACCATTTATATAATTTTCAAAACCAGCGACTGAACCATCTTTCATTCCGTATATTTTGAAATAATCTCCGTCGGTTGCTTCTTCTAATTTAACTGAAACATCTGTGAATTCATCTTCTTGTGATAATATCAGGTCGTTTTCAGCGACAATCTCTATGTAATCATATCCGCTAACTGTTTTAACCTCTCCAATTAATCCAAGTTTAATTTCGTAATTAGCCGAAGATATTAAAGAATCTGTTGAAGTTCCAAAGAATGTTGTTGCCATATCCTGATTCTTAGCAGGATTATTCATATGAACTAGCGAAGGTACTTTAATTTCAATATATTTAGAGAAAGAACTATCTGCTAATGTAAATGGTTGTGGATTTTGAATCTCATAATTAGAAGAGTTTAAATAAACTAATGATGTTAAATAACCATACTCTCCAGATTGTCTTTTTACTTTAACTTGAAAAGAAAATCCTTCATATCCTCTACTATTAAAGGAATACCCTGTTCTTAAGTGCAATTTTATTGTATCGTACCAAACAGAATCAACATCTCCACTAGGCACAATATTAAGTCCTGAAGAATCAGTACCTTGCCATTCTGATGAATCTAAATAATTTAATCCATTATCTAACAAAGCTAAAACATTAGCATTATCAGTAGGTACTGCGTAGTAGCGTCCTCCTTCACCCGGAGCGGTTTTGATTGTATTTCCAGTTTCTTGTAACGGTGTTGCCCATAGTGAGTTAGCTTTATCGCCAACAACTATATTTCCACCTATCATAGTAGTTCCTGCTAAATCCTTATAAGAATAAACGAAAGTTCCGTTTGTATTAGGAGAGAATGTTACTATTCCATTTACTGGAGTTTGTAGGTTTCCATTTATTGAAAATCCATTAATATTATTAATAGATGCATCGTTTAGATCAAATTTATAAGTTAATCCGTTTTTAACAAGAAGTTCCCTAGATGCAAAATTATTAACATAAACATATCCGTTTGCAATATTAACTGTAAAATTTACAACATCAGATCCTAATTCATGAATTAACATCCTAGCTGCACTATTATTACCAGATACTGTGTTTAAGTATTTTAATTGACTACCATTATCATCGTTATCGATCTTAACAGTATCAGGAACGCTTTGATCATGGTAGATGAATTCTAATAGAATATCTTCGTCAAGTCTTGCAAATTTTGATGATTGTGCCATTGTTTATTATTATTTTAAAATTTTAACCATTTTGGTGACCAGTATACTCCAATTCCAATCGAAGGCCCAGTACTTATAATTTGATTATTGTTTAGATTAATTCCATAACCTACTCCAACCCCAATTGACCATCCTGCTTTTTTCTTATATCTTTGATTCAATTTATCATTAACAATATTTATATTCTCCATAGAAGTGAAAGTCAAACCAGGATATGGTGTTGTAATTCTTAAAACTTCTCTACCGTCTTCCTCAACTATCGCTGTAGTTAAACTAATACCTTGATTAAAATAAAACTTAGAAGAATCCGTAATAAATAATGAATCTAATTTAGTTAATCTAAGTTCACCATTAAATGTTCTCCAGTTATATTTATCCCATTTTTTGTTGTCACTAAAACTAACAGAGATTGTATCTGCATTTTGAGTAACTTCAACAATTGATCCTATTATAGAATCCTTTATAATTAAATCAGTAGATATTAATGTATTTATATTTTCTAATTTAGTCTTATCATTAAGAACCTTATTATATCTATTCAACAAATTTGTCTTATCTTTCTTTAATGTAGATATGTCATATTCATATGTTCCAATTTTAGAAACTAAATTACCATGTTTATCTACTTCAGTTTTTATAGAATCTTGAGCAGTCTTGTAATTATTAAAGTTTCTTTCTGCAACATTTTCAGTTCTTTGTAAATCTTCTTTAAGATTTGAAATCTGATTACATTGTTTTAAGACTAATAAAACGACAATAGCGATTCCTATGAATCGCATTAATGTCTTATTTCCTAATATGTTTTTTAGTATAATCATATTTTATTGTATTCCGACGTTATTATGCCCATTATTTCCTAAACCATCGTTCTCCCCATCAGGGTCTTTTAGATTATGTGTTACTATTCCATTCGCAACATAAACATCATCATCCTCTACATCTAATTTATACACTTTATAATTATCTTCGTTTTCAATCTCAATTGTAGTTATAATAGTAGTTGTAAGATCTTTATTTAATAGATAATCTCCAACTAATATGTTTTCAGTTTTAGATATCTTCCAAACATTATTTCTTTTAATTATATGTAAATGACTTGCAGTTGCTTTTAAAAGATTATTATTTATATTAAATATTTCCATTGAGATGCTCTCAGTGTTCCCTGTTACTCGAGCGATAGATTCATCTGTATTTAACTCAAGAGATTCCCATGTTAATAATTGAGATACATTATCATTAGACGGCATTGTATGTATATTAAATGACATAACATTGTCTCCTACTAATATGTTTTCAATATTCTTAAATGTACCGTTACTCATTTCTACCTGAGTTCCTTCAATCAGACATGTATTATCAGTAGAACATGTGCCACTTGAATTAGCAAGGATTTGTGCATCCTGTGTTGCTGCAAAATGCGCTTTTGCATTTGCATTAAATTGCGATATAATACTATTATAAGAACCTGCTTGTTTAGTTACAGTTGACACGTTTGGACTATCAGGGGATTGTCCAGGCGGACAATTAGTTTTAGAAGCTTGACCAGTTTGTGCTGTATTATAATAAATTAAAGAAGCTTGTATGCTGAAAACATAAGTGCTATTTATATTAGCATGCATGCTAATATGTTCCGTTTTAATCTGATAAGCGCCATGCGCTGCTTGTGTAATCTCAGTATTAGACGTATCGCCAGTCCATGTTATATCGAATAAATTAGGGAGAGCGTATCCTGCATCAGGAACGACATATGTTATTATAGTTCCTGTACCTCCAGGCAATACACTAACTGACATATTAGATTGTGCTAGTGGAGCATTTACATTATTAAGTGTTCTAAGTGTCCAATTTGTTCTAACACTATTATTAGTTGTAGTTAACGTGTAATTTGGTTCGATCGCTGCTTCTTGATTTATATTAAATAAACCAGTTATAAACTGACCAGCATTAATATATCCATTAGGTACTTTTATATCTATTGAAGTTGAATTAGAAATAATAGAGTAAGTTGAATTTATACCTATATTATTAGTTAAGTTAACCATTGGTGAATTACCAAGTACTCTCTCCAATATAGTGTCTCCGTCATTGTTAATTAGAGAAACGCTACCAGTCCAATCAGATAAAACAAATGTAGGTAATACTACGTTTGCACCTAATCCTGATTCTTGCCAATGTAAATCAACGGCTCCTAAATATATTATTTGAGGTAATTTTTTAATAGTAAAATTAATACCAGTACCTGACGTTATATCAACTGGTGATGTCGATATAGTACCATTAACACTATATGTTCCAGGTACGTTGTTTGCTCCCGGCGTAAACGTTGCATCCATTTGTGAGTCTGCTCCCCCAATTAAAGACGTTTTATTATTTACTAATACAGCATCTCCCTGGCTATTTGCATTAGTATTATCTGTATCATTCTGTATATTGTAAGAAAATGAGTTTAGATCATCAACGATATAAGATACTGTTGAATTTTTCCAAGTTCTACCATTACATAAATACCAACCTGCAAAATTTCCAAAACCAGCTCCAACTGTTAAAACAACTGCGTCGTTTAATGGAGATGGTACCACCTCTGTTTGTATGAATGAGTTATTATAAAAAGATGGATCGACTGAAACAATAGTACCAACAGGTACAACTCCCCCAATATCCTCTATTGATTTGAACTCTATTTCACCAGTAACATCTTTAGCAACTGCAATTTTACCAGTATCTGGTAAACCATTAACTATTTTAAAAATACCGTTAACTGTTAAATCCTCGAAATCTGAGGCAACATTAATATCTAACATCGTAGAATCTAAAGAAATCAGAGGCTGTGCCGATAAAGGAGTTGACCATGTGAATAGATCAGCGTGTTGATTATATGCACCACCATCTAATGAAAATCTAGTTTCCATCGTTGTAACGTTATTGTCATGCGTTAGCCTGTATAAAAATTTATTAGTAACTCCAAAAGATCTTAATTCTAAATTATTATAAAACTTAGTATGTCTGTTGACAACAAGAGATGCATTCTCTTCAATATAACTATCATCATATTCCGGATCATCTGATTTGAATCCTATAAGTACACTTGGCGGGTGGATTCTAGCTGGAAAATCAACTACATCATGTATTGGTAATAGTGTTTTTGTATTTCCACCAGTATTCACTTTCCATATGCCTTGTCCATTATTACCCTGAGGCCCTTGAAATCCTTGATTTCCTAAAGTTCCCTGTACTCCCTGTGCTCCTGTGATTCCTTGAAACCCAGTAGTACCATAAGGTCCTTGAACTCCAGCAGGTCCTCCTCCATTAGCAACCAACTGATCAAAGTTATAATTAACCTTGTCCAACTTTAAGTTGTCAGTATCTAATGTTGATATTTGTTTTAAATTAATTGCCATTTCTAACTTTTATCTTTATTTATATATTTCTTTTTCTTTACAACATATTAAGGTACTAACAATGTAACACTACCGCCTTCTCCTTCGAAATCTGCTGACATTATATAAGTATATGTTCCAGCATTATTAAATGTTATATAATGTTCACTTGGGGTACTACCACTGATTCCCTCATATATAGACATACCTGATATATTTAAGGTTGATGTTGTTCGGTCATTTCGATAAATACCCCCAGCAGTTATTATTTTAATGCTAAGACCTCCTTGACTTACGTGTATACTACCGAATACTACGTTACCATTAGCATTATTTGCTTCTGTTATATATTGACCTCCATCTATGATAATACCACCGCATTGATATACCCCATCTAATCGACTACTATTTGTTATATCAGATCTTGTGTCAGGCGTAGTATCTGCATCTAATAAAGATCCGTATGGAAATTGAGCACCTATTTTGATTTGATTTTTTATCTTTAATATATGAGATGTTCCGTCATTAACATCTACAAACGCATTATTAACAAAAACAATACCATCAGAACTATTAATTCTTTCTAAGATATTACTTCCTAACGGATATTGAACATTTGTTGAATAGTATATATGCTGTGCTGAATCAGAAAAAGTACAAGAATGTGATCCAATCCCAAATGAAACCTCAATTTCACCTGCATATTTTACAAAATTATCTAATATATTATCTTGGCCAAATGAACTACCATTCCAATATCTTCTTACCCACACTGTGTTATTAGGATCAGTTTCTCTATACCAACCGACAGGAGCAGTTCCTCCATTTATGTTTAATGTTGTTGCTAATGCAAATGTGCTTTCATTTATTACATGGGTAACACCATTTAAAGGCATTGTCCAGTTTAAATTTAAAACACTAGTGTCATGCCTTAGAGATATGTTATTTTGAGTAGCACATGCTTCGAATAATGTAAATGATGATCCATTCCAAAATCTAGAAAGTCCATTTTTAGCATACCATTTATTAGCAGGCGCAATAGATAAATTAGAATCATATAAAACAATACCATTTAAATCGTCTTGTTGATCTTCCCATATATTACTAGAAGTACCTGTCCAATCATACGTTTGACTAGAGGCTGAACATGATATTAAAGAAGAATCACTAGGGTCTGATAAAACAATAGGTGTTGTTGCTATTTGAGTACCTGCTCCGGTTTTCCAACTAAGTAGCGCGTTTCCTAAATTAATAAGATGGATTTGTTTATTTTGAGAAAGCGTAGTTCCTCCACTATTAAACGATGTTAATATATCAGATGAATCGGTAGAACCTGTTACATCATATGTACTATCTACACTGTTAAATATACAATCAACAGATATATTACCTCCCCCGATTAAAACCGGATTATTACTAGCAACATCAGATGAATGTATGCTTTGTAAATTACCATCACTTTCTATACTATACCTAAAAGAATTTAAATTAGGCACTAAATACGAAATAATACCCTGATAATCCCAAGTTTGTCCATTACATAAATACCATCCATCAAATGCAGTGTTTTCCCTTCCCCTTCCATATGATACTTCAAGCAATCCACTATTAACATCAACACTCGTGCTAATATCTTTGTAAAAATTTGTATCGTTGAAATCAACAGAACCTATTGACATAATAGAACCTACTGGAAGTGCCCCAAATACTTCGTATTTATTTCTCCAAACAACTTCACCTGTATCATTGACAGAAGTTAATACTTTAGATTCTGCTATGTTTTTCGTGTATTTTAAAGTATCTATTTTAGTGTCTTCTGATCTAACTGGAATCTCTGTAGTAAATATTGATTCTGTGAAAGTAGCAAGTATATTTCCGTTTGAATTATATAAATTATGTGTTAAGTTTTGTAAATCAATCTTAATATTCAACGGGTTTGATGTTCCCGGTAAACTAGTTCTACCGACATCTAATCCATTATTAGTTAAATGAAAGGCTGATCGGTTCCCGAAACCATCTCCCATACTTATATTATTTCTAGTAGGGGATCCGAAGAACACACTTGGGGTTCTTTCCCAGTCCAATGAATTATCATACATATTATGACCTGATTGTACTCCAATAATAACTGGAACAGCTGAAAATTCAGGATGTCCTGATTCAGTTGGCGTTAGAGTACTGTTAGTTTTTGAGGAATCATTATGTTTTTCCCATGTTGAAAATCCATCAAGACCTATGAAACCTTGATTTCCATTAGGTCCCTTTGTTCCGTCTGGGCCGTCGTATCCTAGATTACCTGTAATTCCATCAGGGCCTTGTACTCCAATAGGACCTGGCATACCTCCATTCTCTAATTGATTAAAATTAAAATTAAGTTTATCAACTTTGGATTTAGCCCACCAATTAGGATTGTTAGGATCTAGATCACTTTTAAATATTTCTTTAATACTTATTGACATGTGGTTATGCTTGTATTTTAATGTGCAGCTTTAAATTATATTTATAGCCTAGTTTTTTATTATATATTAATCTAAAACTCAGTCCATCGTTCTGATACCCTTGAATTTCAAAATTAGTTTGTGCAGTATACCCTCCGTCTTTTAATTTTTCAGGTGAATCTACAGATACAAAGTCTGTTGTTAAATTTTTACCAGCAATCCCATATACCTCAGTGTTATCAATTATAAATCTATTAACAATATTTGAATAAACATATTGTTCCAAATCATCTGAAATTGTAGACTTGTCTCCGAATGAATTTTCTGGAGTAACATATTTTACAAATTTAGACAATATACCATCCTCTAATAATTCATTATATATTGACTTAGGTAGATATAAATCTGCAATAATTTGAGAGTCTTCTTCTAGCCAGTGAATTGCTGACGTATTTAATTTATTAAATCTAATATGATCTAGCGAATCTATTGATGATTCTTTAGTTTTTGAAAAACTAGTTAAATCATAATGATCTTTAACTTTCATAATTGTTGAAACCATAAATGATTTTAGCTCTATAGGATTTAATGTGCCATGTACTGGTTCACTTTTTCCTCCAGGTAATGCCTTTGTATAATAGTCACTTGCATATTTAGATTTAAAAATATTAAAGTCCTTTTTATCAATAGCGATTTCACCAATCAAAGGATATAACGGCAATTTATCTGACGTTTCAGATAATTTTAACAAGTTTTTTGAATTATCACTATTTACTTTATGATAGTGCATGTTGTTGATAAAACCATATTTTTCATCTACGTCTTTGTATGATGCAAACGCGACTCCGAGATTTCTAAACTTACTATAAACCAAATTAGCTCTAACATCTCCCACATCATTAATATCTATTGTTTTAGATCCAACCTCTGGTAGATGTATGCTTTGATCGTTATGTATATCTGTGAAACTGACACAATCTTTGAACAATGGGTTATATTCCCCATTCATTCTTCTTAGTATTGTAAAATACCCACCATCGCTTCTCTCTTTAATAACTTTACCAATCTCAGTCGAAGACAGCTGATATGATTTTGGACGATCACTATCAGACTCTGTATTTAATATTGAAGGTTTAACAACCTCAACACCATCTTGTACTTCTAATACAAATTGATTCTTATGTTCTCCTTTTTTATCAACTGTAATATAATTAATATCTCCGAATTTATTGAATCTCTTAGCGAAGTTATATGAAACAACCTCTTCTAATAAATTAGTCCATCCAGCAGACCCTGTTTTCCAATAAGAGAACTGAGTACCTTGTGGAACTGTATTTAATATACTAACTGGAACCGGTGAGAATATAGGTCCTCGTTCTTCTCCAGGAGAGGGATTGTTTTCAAAATATAATGGAGTTCCATCAACTATTATTTGAGTAGCACTAACTACTGAAATAACTTTAATACATCCGACTCCGTATGATGGTATTGTAAAAAGTAACCATGAATAATCTCCTTCAGCATTTCTGGTTATATTATTAATAAAATCCGCAGATTTATCAATTATAGAAATCTGATCGGCATTTAATGGTATTTGATCTGCTGACCCAAACATCGGAGTAGACATATCAATATTGAAAGGAATCTCCGTATCAATAACATTATTATTTAATATAATATCAGTAGCATTATACATGAATGTTCTATCAATAGACACTACGTCATTTTGCTTTACATTTAAATCTATAACAACACATATAAATTTATGTATGTCATTTTTAACAACATTGTATGATACTGAGTTGATATTAGACCCCGTATTATAGTTTAAAGTTACACCAAATTTATATGAATTAGTTTCGGTTGTTTTTGTAAAAGAAGTAGGGGCTGTTTTTTCAAACTCCTTTCTTTTTTTATAAATATATCTTAACCCTCTAAAAAGAGTGCTCGGTTCTAGTTCACTAGTTCCATTGTCTAATTTAGTATATAGTTTTTTGAATTTATCATCCACCCATTCCGACGTTTGATCATTATATACTCCATTCCATTTAAAATATAGACTGAAATAATCAATATCTGTTGATTTTAATTGCTTTATCGATATACCGTCAGTTGATGTGAAACTAGTATATGACGATAAATCATTTAATTTATTATCATCATAGTATTTCATAGGTATTTGATTAAAATGGAAGTGTTCCATATTTAAATGATCTACGTTTCTGCCAGATTCTAATTGAATTTCTGGAGAAAGGTTATTAGGTCCGAATGCCTCGTTCATATTTAAGATATATGGAAGATTTCTCGCGTTTGTACCATTCTTCATTGCATATTTTAAAACAGTAGGAGTTATTCTACTTTTTAATGAAGTTTCTTTTAATTTATTTTCACTTAATCTGTCATATTCTGACATAATATCTATTGCAGTATATATGTCATCTGGATCTTCTTGAAATAATACCGGGGATAATCCTGTAAAATAAGAGGGATCATCCTCGTGATTCAACTCTGATATATTAGAATTTGACGTATTATAGAAATCGAAATCGAAATCTTTAAGATCATATGCTGAGAATTTACCAAATGAGGGTCTAAGTTTATCATACAATTGAATAACCATATCGGCAGGTGCTTCGAATTGTTTTTCAATGATAATTCGATATACATCTGGATCAGAGTGTTCTGTTATTATATTAGTTATTTTAGAATATATGCTAAGATCTTTGTGTTTTATATATTGACCTACTTTAATATATCCTAGTTCATTAATTGGCACAAGGAATGATGCTCCGATAGAGGAACCCCCTGTTGCAGTATACATAGTCCATTGTGTAAAGTCTGTGTTTGACGTCAATGGAATAACAATATTTTGGTTTAATAAACCAATATTATCTAAATCCCCTGTGATTATCTTTAAGAATGAATTATTATTTGAATTGTATACTCCAAACGACATTCTCTTCCTATTATCGCCATCTGCATAATCCTCTATAGAGAATGTCGCATCTTTTTGATATACCTTATATGTTGTTTTATTTTCTATTAATTTACTTATAGCGATTGCAATCTGATTCAAAGTACCTGCTGATGAGAATTTATTCCCAACAAACGTACCCTTACCTAAAGAATCATCCGCTATTAAAGTGAAATCATACAAACTATATGATTCTATTTCTATTTCTGTTTTGTCTCCAATATAAAATCTATCATTGTTGTTTGGTTTTGCAACCACTTCAACCTTTATAAATCCTTTGTTTGATGTTTTTTTAGAAAGTGCATTAACTTTATTATCTGATTTTATGAATGCATTAGTATCTACTAAAGGATCTATGCCAGATATTGATAACTTTAATCCAGAAGCGTACGTGTTGTTTTTAATATGTAGAAAATTGTCACCACCTAGGTTAATATAAGAAAGTATAGGTAACTTTAGGTCAGATGTTCTTGGTAACATATCTTCGTGAGTAAGTCCTACTGGTGCAACGTCGTATACTGAGGTCATGGTATTAGGTTTAATACTAATGATGCCGTCCGTCGAAACTGTATCTATATCAAAAGATCCTTCCTCTACGACATCTACGTATAATCCAAAGTATCTGTAAATTTCATAGTTATCTGCTGACGAATCGTCAAACATAAATTCCATGTTAACTAAATTTGCAGAAATAAGACCATGTCTTTCAAATCCTTGAGTTATTAATTCATTTGAATCTATCTCTAAATTATCTTTCTGTATGTAGTCCTCTGCAATATAATCTTTCTTTGAAGCAAAACCCCCTTTACTAGTATCAATACCTTTATATTGTATTGAACCTGATTCAGCAAAATTAAAGTCTATTACAGAACTAGGCATTCCTTTATCAAAGACATGTCTGTCTAGATATTTACCTATGTTACTTTTTGGTGTAAGGTCGAATGTTTTAACAATAGCTGCATATTCTAGTAAATCTAATATTCTAGAATTTTGACCGTTTGTATTTTCCTCGTATTTTGTTTTGTAATCTACATCTAATACTCGATATACTACGAATTTCCTAGGAATTCTTCTATCTAGCCATATTGGAGCGAATATCTTGTATTGTTCGTCGTATAACTTAGTAGCATTAAAACTTGCGCCGTAGTTGTATTCATTCTCATATTGGTACGAGTATTCTGAATATGGAGTAATGTCTGAGTATTTTCTTAATGTTTGAAATCTTTCATTCTTAGGTGCTCCTTTGAAAAACCTAGCAACGTCATTCGAATAAGTACCATCGGCTGAAATGTTAAGCTTCTGATATTCTACCTTTGAAAGCAGTTTACTTGCTTTGAAAGAACTCATGAATATATTATCGACCGAATCCACAACTAACTTTAAATTACTAGTTAATTTAGGATTCGTTCTTAATATTGCAAATGAAGAATTATCTTCGGTGTTTTGTATGTTGAAATTTATAGCCATCTATGGGACCTCTTTTTAGTTAAATTATATATCATAATTTTAAGAGGCTCCTATCTGCTACTGTATATAAGTCTCCGTTATATTTGGTATTGTAAAATCTACGGGCTTACCGTCGAAGTGGTATTTATGTGATGAGTTATAATTAGACAACATAGATGATGTGATAGCATTTACGTTTTTACCAGTTGCTTTATACTTAGAATATACTTCGATATCGAATTGGAAGTCGTTTGCATTTGAATCTATAACATCAATTCCAATTTTCTTAGAATAAGTTAAGTTCCCAAATGTATTACCAGTAACTCCTCCTACTTTACCAGATCCAGTAGATCCAACTCCATAATAATCTGTCATTCTATATTGAAAAACTAAATCCATTACTATTGAATTCTTACTACTACCAGGAACAATCTTCTTACCTCTTTTATTACTTGCGTCAACCACTATTGATTCCTTGCTAAGAGGAGAAATGTATAAGAAAGATCCACATGACTTTGCACCAAGTAGATATTGATCATTAGGTTCAAATGAATTCTTTAATGATGTTCTATCAGCAACAATACCTGCACTATTTAAAGTAGATACTGTTCTAAAAGGAGTTTGTTGTTTACCGAATAAATCAGAAGCTCTTCTAGGAGCCGTCTTAGGCATACTAATATAACCATTAGAAGCTATTTCAAGAGCCGTAAGGCCTGAAGATGCTAAAGGATGATCAATATGCATTAATATACTATCGTCATATATTACAGACGTTACTGTATTTAACTTAAGTAATCCAGTTGATGTTGGTGTGAAATTATCATTAACTACAGCATCCTTATGTCCATTCCATATGAAATCTTCATTAACATTGCCATCTGGCGTTCTACCTGGTTGCAATGCATCTGTAAAGATTTTATTTGAATCGGTTGTATTTATCCCTGTTAATTGATATGCTGTAGAAATTCCGTATTCATATGTATCGAATCCAGATAAATCTTGAGCATCAATATCTCCGTCAGTTCCGTCAGTACTTCTTAAATATAATCCTCTATCATTTGCTAGATTCATATATCTTGAATAGATAAATTGACCTTTCAATTGAGTTGATTGTAATGGACTCTCATTAAAATAATTATGTGCTAATAAGTCTATCGAATCTAAATTCTGATAAACAACAGGTACTTTATCATAATTACCCTCTGTTGTGTAGTAATTATCTCCAGCAACCGCATTATCAATAACCCCTGTTCTTAATCCAAATAAAGTACTATCACTTGAAGAAGGCACTGGTTTCTCAACATCTCCTAATATTCTAGCAATTAACTCTAAATCTGAGGCTTGCGAATTTGTTAATCTTATTTTAAAGTTCTTAGTTACAATAAATCCTTTGTAATTTTCTGCAGGAATTTCATCAACATAAAATCCTCCAAATACTTTAACAGTACTATTGTTGGTTACTTGTGTAACGTTACCGTCCTCATCTATTATCTGTATTAATAGATCTCCAATTGTTCCGTCAATTTCTGCTCTTAATCTTTGTACTTCGTTTTGAAGTTCCAAAAGCTTATCATATACTGAAATAGGATTCTGCTCTCCAGTTAAGAAACCAGATGCAACTGCCGCAGCGTTATGTGCAAAGTGTTTTTCATTCACTGTGAATGAATCTCCAACGTGATCGAATATACCAGCAGCTTCTAAATCTTCTTTTAATGTAACTTTTAAATTATCTAATTCGTTTTGAGTAATTAAACCAGATATTGAATCTGTTGAAAGTTCTCCTTCTGGAAATTCAACTTTAATAATCTCTGACCAATCACTTGTTAATGGATTAGATGGATATCCAGCTTCAGAAACAGATTGAACCATAATCTCTACGATTTCACCTGAACTGATTGGAATATCTAATGAATTGAAGTTAACTGCTTGTGCATCTTCTTCGCTTTCAATAATCCAAGAATATTTTCCATCCTCATTTAATTCTCTTTTTCTAACAGGACCATTAAACTCTGTCCAATTTGAAAAGGCAGCAGTTTTTGTTGTTTGGTTTGCAGAATCTGTAAATCCGATCTGTTCAACTTGACTAGTTTTACCAGAAGTCGATACGTATCTATATCTTATTTTAAACTGAACTACCTCTTGTGAAACTTCATCTCCTATTGTTTTAGGTTCTGGAATTGACCAGAATCCTCTAACTCTAAATTTTGGAGTAACTGCTACAATATCGGTAGATTCAGCAGAAGCTTTAATCTCAGATACTATAGATGAATATAGCTTAGATTCAGATACTCTCTCATTAACAAGAGATTTGAATTCGTTATATTGTTTATTTCTTTCAACTTTAGATTTAAACTTCTTAGTGTTTAATAAAGATTTTTTAGCTTTAATTGCCTCACTAGTATTAGATAGGCTTTGCTCAGCTGCTACTTTATCAGACTTAAGTTGTTTAATCTTAGTCGTTGTTGTATTATCTGTTAAATGTTTATTTATTTGTACAACCTTTAAATTACCAGTAATTACTACAGGAGTTGCAGGTACTACACCAACTGCTGCCGGTGGAATATAATCAACATTAAATCCTTTAATGAACTGCCCGAAATCTGCAACTTCTTCTTTATAATAAGAAGATAAGCTTTGTATTGTTCCGTCTGATCCTGGTATTTGTAATTCATTTGAATAAAATCCTATCCCAGGAGAATATTCATTTGAAGGTATATTTGATGCTGGATCAATTGGTTTAATAAAGACAACTTGTCTTTCATCAAATCCAATGTTTATTTCAACATCTAAGTCTGTATCTAAATCTTTGTATATTGATAGCATTTTAGAACCTATCTTAATAGATTCAAATCCTTCAATTAATTCTAACTCAATCTGTGATGTTGAATTATCTATTGATTTAATAATATATCTAGTTCTTAATTCCCCAGAGTTAATAACTAATGATTCTCCAACCTTTAAAACTTCAGTATCTAGAAGCGTTTTAGAAGCGTCTGAGAACGTCAGTTTATTTAGAGTGAATAACTTAATAGTTTTGGTTTGAGTTGCGCCATCAACAACCTGTGACTTCTGTTCATTAGATATTTTAGTGATATCAAAGTCTCCGTAATATTGTATTGTTCTTATTGGCATTTCAATAACTTCTGAATCTAAATAATATTTTAATTTATTTTCAGTAATTGCATTTTGAATTGCTTTGTATTTAATTTCACTTTCTCCTTTATATAACTCATCAAATTGATCTACTGTTGCAGCATCCTTTGAGTCAAATATAAATCTCTCAATATAAACTCTTTCAGTTTCAACAGGAAGTTGTCCACTTACATCTAACTTAATAGTTAATAGTGGATTTAAAAAGTTTTCGAAAAATGCATTCAATTTTGTATTAAATTGAGTAGGTGCTGCTAAATTTGTGATTGGTTTAGAAGGACCTTTAAGCCTAGACGTGTGTAATTTTCTAAACGATCCATCCTTTAACCTAACGTTTGCTCCATTACCTTCAACACCAGTAATAGATTCTAAATTAGTATTTAGTCTTTCAATTTCTCTCTTTAAATAACCAAATGCAGGTATTTGTACAGATTTAACACCCTCACTATTAGGGTCCCATAAATCTACTGTAACTGTTTCTTTGTCAGTTGAGATCGCTTCATTAATACGATTGAAAGTTTCTAGTGAATTAGTGTTTAATTCTAGAAACTGTTCAAGTAATTGTGATATTGAATTGTGTGCACTCATAATTATCTTATAATTTCAAGTTCGAATGTCTTGTTTGTTTCGTCAACGCAAATTAATTCAACATATGGTTTTTTACTTAGTATCTCTCCGGCGTTAATCGAATTCTTAAGTACCCATTTGTTATTTTCACTTACGTATATATTGATTCCGTTGTTATCTAAATTTAATATAGAATTTTTAAAGGTTAATTTAACCACTTGTCCTAATTTAAAAGGTGTAACACTATCATCTAAGTATATATCTAAATCACTAGAGAACGTCTCAGTTTCATTTAAATATATTCTAATTAAGTTATCATATTTCTTTATTCTTGTCCAAATTCCTAAACCAGAAGATGCTAATGCAGGATTCCATGGAGTAGTTTCGTTAATATCTCCTAATACTTGCTTAGAATTAAAATCATAACTATTGGTTTTATTAAGATAATATCCATAATTAGTATTATTTACCTTGATCTTACCGGGAGTTGACTTATCTATCGCAACGCCATTTCCTGAACTAACAACATCAGTATTATATTGAATCTCAGTTGGGATAGTTCCGTTAATAACTTGGTTTAATCTATCGTTTGTTGAAGAAATAAGATCTAAGATAGATCCTGCATCTTTAAAGTTTAAAGAGGCTTTTTCAAGAGACGATTCAACTTTAGATATTCTAGAAGCTAACGCTGTTTGTTCAACTGAAGTTAATAATAAATTCTCTAATCCATTTAATCTATTAGATAGATCAGTATATCTGTGACTTGCTTCTGCTAAAACTTTAGCAGCGTTCTCAAGTGCACTTGTTGAATCAAAGAATATATCCATAGAGAAGGTAGAATAATCATTGATATTAGATTCTATTCCTACATTATCTAAAGATGAATTAAATTTAACGTTTAGTTTTAATGCGAAAGCATTCCCGTTTAATCCAGTTACTTCGTTTGGTTTGTATTTACTTAATTCTGGTAAAGACCACCCAGTACTTGCTGGATCGTATTTGAAATTATCTAATAAGATAACACCATATAAGTTTGTTGATTTATTTCCAGGGTTAGATTTAGAATAAACATCATAATAGACTAATATTGCATTGAATCTAAAATCTCCACCCCTTTTAGAATAATCTAAATGGTTATTTAATTTTTTATCATTAACAATAGTAGAATATGTGGAAGAATTCCACTCTATTCCATAGTTATAAGATACGTTTGGGCTTATATCTATAGATCCATCACTTGAATCCGCTAGAGATTGTAAGTTTATATTTGAATCTGGATGATTTTGTCCCTCTCTTCCGTTAATAAAAGATGTTGGGATATATGTTGATGCTGTTGTATTGTAATTTGACGACTTAAATAATACAGTTGGAGTATATCCAACAGCAGATGGTACATTTACAAAAACTTCATTATAAGTATCTCCATTATAATTTTTATCGTTAGTTACATCTACGTTTCCTAAGTATTTAACTACTTGGCTGTATTCTGATCCATTTTGTATTGAATCATCTTCTTCTACTAATCTATTGAATCCAGATTCTACTTCTTGTGAATTAGCTGCTCTGGTTCTAAACGCTCCAATATGATTTAACCATTTGAAAAAGATCTTTTCAGAATCTGAAGAATATAACGTGTTGTCAAAATCATCATCTGATAAAATAAAGTTCTCTAAGTTAAGTGCATAGTTTTGAAACGACTGTGCAAAGTGACGATTGGCATTATCGTCTGGTGAAGTATCACTATAAGCTGGGGCTAATCCCCCTCCGGCAACCGGACCACCTTCGTATAAATTACTGAATTGAATATAGTTGTTAGTAGCTCCTGCTGAAGGCTCTGCAACAACTGGCATATCTAGTAATGCGAATTTTGAATATTCAAAAACAATATCCGGATTATAGTATGCACGTGTAAGATCTCTAGCTGCGCTAGAAAAAGCATACATAGTACCTCCTTGTTCCTGTGGAATTCTAATTAATGGTGTAGCCATTTATTTGTTAATTTTTTTTAGAAAGTTAAAGTAGTGTTGGCGTGAGAAATCACATACCATACTGCGTTAAAATATCTAAGTGTTATTGTTCCGTTATCAGCAATTGTGAAATTAGCTGAAACTCCGCCGATGTTCGACGAGTTGATCTGAATACCAGCAGCTCCACTTGCGATGAAAGTTACTGTTTGACCATTGTTACCCGATGCTATGACATTAACTCCATTTAAAACGGTTGAGTCTAAGACATACGTTGTTTTTCCATATAAGTTTGCCGATGGCATCGCCGATACAGCAGCTACAGAATCTTGCATTCCACCTGCTAATATTAAAGACTTGTTTACAGTCAATGGTAAAGACGCTGTGATGTCAGATGCATTAACTATGAATGATGGATTTCCACCATTTACTATGCTTAAACCAGATGCACCCATAGTGCCAGTAAGCGTTAAAGATTGTGTATTTACATCTAATAGATTAGCGATTCCTGCAACCTGATCATTGATCGTTGCGAAATTATCGTTAATTACTATTCTTGAAGAAGATAAACTATCTGTTCCTAAAATTGTTGTGATACTTGCCATTTTAAATTATTTTTAAAATATTTTTTGTTATTGTGTTCTTATTTCCGTTAGAGTCCAATAAATCTAACTCTACTGTGTAATATCCCTTCTCTTTAAATAGATAAGTTAATATTGGATTACTATAATATATATCTTCGATATTTAACGTATTATTAATTACTCTCCATTGTTCTGAAACTATTCCCGGCATGTTTGTTAAATCATACGAAAATGTAACATGGTTAAGCATATGTAATTCAGCTAAATTATTTATTATATATGTATCATCGAAACCAGGGTTATAACTTACGAAGTTTAATTTTTCATCTATCGAACCTCCTGCTATATTACTAAAATAAACATTACTAAAATCATAACTACGAGCAGCTTCTTTTGCAACTGCTAATATATAAACACATTTATCTTCACCAAGAGATCCTGTACCTGTCGATTCGTTATTATCGGTATCTACTAAAATAGGATTATAATTAAATTTAGTTAATATAGGGTGATCGATCGGATCAAGCCCTGATAATTCATTAGAAACCCCAACCCACGCTGCAATATCCTCATCATTAATTGGGAATGTACTATTAATTGTATAAGAATCTGTTAATGTCTCTCCAGTTGACGGACTTATTTGTTCAACTTTCAGAGAATATCCATTAGTATATCCTCCAACCTTTATCTGAAATGACGAATTAATATCTCCACCGACTCTTGTCATTTTCCAGGTTACTTCAGGACCATCGTCCCAAACATGTGTTTTTAGATCCGCCCATTGATATGGTCCTGGAGTTTCATTAAAACCACCTGGTTGCAATGCATCTAAAAATCTTCTAACAGTTGAATGTGCTTTACCAACATGAACTTCATCATTAATATAATTAGTACGGTCCATTGTTAAATAATAAGTACTTATAACATCATTAACTGGTATTAAATTCTCTCTAGACCAGTCCCAGCTAGATCCACTTGAATTCCATGCATGTTTATAATCTTTCCAGTCTAATTTTTTAGGAGCTAATTGAGTTAATCCATAAACTTCAACGTTCTTGTTTTTAACTTCAATCCACTCTTTATTAATCTTAGTACTTTTTACATTATATAGATCATACATATTCGTTTCAATAGTATACGATCCAGCAAACGGTAAAGTTAATGGGAAATTAGTATATTCATAGACAGGACCTCTATATGCTTTTTCATAATTATTAGGACCAGATATTACCCACTCAATTTCATATACTCCCCTATGCCACCAGTTATTCCATGTTAATAGATTACTTAATGTTAAATCATGAGCTTCTATATATTCGGTAAGATTACTAATCCCAGACGTAGTTGTATCACTAGATAATCCCTGGACCGTGTTAGATACTTCCGTATCTTCAGCATCTAACCATGTGAAATCAGCAAGATCCCATGAATCTTCTAACCCTTCGGCATGTAAAGATACAGGTGCTCCTATTGGAATATTTTCTATAGTATTAAATGTATCTAAATTATTGTTATAATATTCTTTATAGAAATTACCAATTGACGCTATTAACTCTAATCGAACTGATTGAGATAACGCACTAAAATCTTGTCCGAATCCAGTAAGCCTGTAATCAACCTTACGAAGATCTTCCATAAATACATCTCTTTCCGCAGGCACTTTAATAGTTTTAAATTCTATTCCGGCATTTTGTACTTTAATATTATGTTGATTATTCCATACATTCTGGTTAAATTGAGAAAAGTAATCCCCTTCACCTGTAATATCTACAATTTTAGCTTGTAATGGTAAATAATCTTTTTGTAATTTCTTTTTTAATCCGTATAATTTAATTAAAACCTCATCTGGAGAATAGTCAATAGTCTCTTTAACAGTTGGAATATCCCACTCATCCTGTAATCCAGTTGGAGTATTCAATCTATAAACTAAAGAGAATCTAGATGTCTTCTTTTGATTTGAATTAGGTAAATCATTTCCTTTATTTTTATCTGCTAAAAATCCAACGACATCTTGATTTGGAATTGCGACAGCCTTTAGCTTTCCGAAATTCTCAGATTGTTCATTGATGTTTAACCAATATTCCTTTAAAGTTATTTTATCATATCCGAAGAAATCAATTGCATTTAGTATTGCCTTATAAGTTCCTATAAATGGCTTGATTTGAGATGCTTGTAAAAGTAACTCTTTACGTTTTTGGTTTAATATTGTATAATCAGGAGATTGTTCTTGTATATTAGAATCTCTAAAGATATAATAGTCTAAATCGTCTAGATTCATACCCATATTCGTTAAAAGTACTCTTAATCTTTCATCTTCTCCTTCAACTTCACCATATACCTTAATAGAAGCAATTTCTCTTGTTTCAATACCATTAACAACCTCAATCACACTTAGTGTTCTAATATGAAAACCTTCAACATTTGAAGACAGTGCAACCTGGACAACAATAGGTTGTGCCAGTAAACTGTCAGCTGATACTTTCTTACCATTTGATATTGAACCACTCGTTGTCGATGGTAATAATTTATGTGTTTGTTCTTTATCTATTTGGATGTTTAATTCTCCGGCAACTGCCTTTGCACTGTATAAAAATATATCAGTACTTGTATTATAATCATCTTTGAATTTGAATTTAAAAGAAACATCCCCAGATGCTTCAGCAATTGGAGTAGTATTTAATTCCTCAAATAAAGGTCCTTCAACCTCTTCCAATATATGCAAAGTTAATGTCTCGTATAATCCAGTAGAAACAACCGGAAGATATGAAACACCCTGCCATAAATCTAGTTCAGAGTTATAGATTAAATTTAAGTCGTTAGACTCGTTGTCAAAAAATCTTAGATTGTTATATGCCATTATCTAAAGTTTTTATAGTCTTTTTTTGTTGTGTATGATTTATATCCCTTTAAAAATGTTACCGAATCAATAAGATCTGATATCACTTTCTGGATTAAAATTACGAAATCGTTCATTCTAGCATTTCTATAAACATAAGGAGACATTGAATTCTTTAAAACATTGTTCGTATAATCGTTACCTTTGTTCTTACGATCGTCCACTATTGTTTCTCGAACACTATATGTTCTCTTTTGTCTACTCTTAAATAAATTTTGTATTAATGATGCCATTATAACGCTTTTCTATTTTTAGCTTGTATTTTAGAAAAGATAGTATTTGGTACTGCAGGTTCATCAAAGTAAATTGAAAGAGCTCCTTGCTCTCCAAGCTTAGCATCGTCTAGAACTGAAACATTATCTCTATCTAGCCAACCTCCTCTGAATAATGCAATTTCTTCTCTACCTAATAATATATCTCCGAAAGAATCTAAATTAATAACTTCTTCTGGTAAAGCAGCTCCCGGTTCAAATTTCACCTTTTGCTGAGTAACTGTTCTTTTAAAGAAAACATATTTAGATTTACCGTTTCCAATATTTTCTAACACTGGAGTAGAAGGTGTAACCTTAACTTTCTCTAGAATGTAATATCCTAACCTACGTGCATCTTCCTCCATTTTAGATATAAATCTAACATTTACAGAATCAATCCCCTCGATGTTCTCTAATACCGCTATAATATCTGATTTAGGTAAACGATCTCTTCTAGTTATATTAATTAGATACTCTGAAATCTTAGCACGAACTTCAGAATAAAGGGTTGCTTTATTATATCCTTCGAAATATCTAAGTTTTACATCCATTCTAAAATATTGAACTATTGGATCTACTATTTTAACTTCAGTGGTAACCATTTGCTGGCCACTATTTTCTAATAAAGATAAGAATCCATTCTTTTCATCACTTGAGAAAAAGAATTCATCTAATCCTAAATTAAAATAATCTTTATTCTTTGTTAATTTCCTCGCGGTATCAGGTAACATGAATAAGTATATCACGTTATCATCATCTATAAATCCATCATCTGTTGTATTATATGCATCTAAATAAGAGAACATTCCATATCTTGAAAGAAAGTGTTCATATGAATTTGGATTCGCTAATACAAATGAATGAGATTGTAGAGGTGCTATTAATTTTGTTAATTTAACGTCTTCTGGGTTTGCTCCCATTTTAGGGGCAGATGTAAATGATGATTCTAATAACTCGTTTAAATCATATTCCTCTCCGATTGAATCGAAACCAGGAGTTATGAATTTAAACGTAAGATCTTTAGAACCCGTTAAATTACCATTAGATCCATCAGTTACTAAGTATTCTATATTGATAGAAGCTCCTGTTGATGGAATCATTCCAAAAGAACCATTACCAAAATAAATATCTAAACCTCCATTAATTCCAGTTTTAACTAAATATCCTTTAGTTCCAACCTTCATATC